GGCAGCGTGCCGGGCGCGCTGCTGAAGGACAGCGCCAAGGCGACCGGGTCGGACAAGTCGGCCTACTTCTACTGGCAGCAGGAGAAGTAAGGCATGGACGGTCTGGACGTGCTCACCCCGCCCACCCGCTGCGTGCCGTTCCGGGGCGAGCAGGTGGTGGTGAAGCCGCTTCGCCTGGAGCAGGTCGGCCCGTTCGTCACCGCCAGCCGGACCATCATCGCCCGCGTGGCGATGCTGGCCGGCATGGTGGAGGGGTCGGCCGCGGTGGAGGTTGGCGCCATCGTGCTGGACATGCTCGAGCAGGACGGCCCGGAGGTCGCCGGCGCACTGGCGGTGGCCGCCGATCGCGAGGCGGCGTGGATCGCCGGTGGCACCTTGGACGAGGTCGCGGACCTGCTGGAAGCAGTGGTGGGCCTGAACCGGGATTTTTTTGCCAGCCGGCTGCAGCGCCTGATTCAGGCGGCCAGGCCGCCGGCGGCAGGGAATACGGCCTCGCCGACCTCGTCCAGTACCTGATCGCCCACGGGCACACGCGACGCGACGTCCTGACCTACACGCTGGCGCAGCTGCGGGCCTTCACCGCCGCAGCTGCCCAGGATGACCGGGACCGTGTCGCCGACTTCGCAGTGGCTACCCGTATGGCCATGGCCGCTCCGGCCGCCGATTGGCAGCTCTACCTGTCCGCATTGCGCGGCAAGGCCCTGCAGGGCCAGAAGCAAGGAACGTGATCGATGGCTGATTCTTCAGCAAACCTGCGCGTTCGCATCAGCGCGGACTTGGCCGACATCCGCCAGGGCCTGGGCGTGCTCACCCGCCAGCTGCGCGAGGTACGCGCCGAGGCCACGCGCCCGATTCCCGCAAAGAACGGCATCGCCGAGCTGGGCGTGTCCGCCGGCCAGACTTCGCAGGCAATGCGGCAGCTGCCGGCCCAGTTCACCGATATCTTCACCAGCCTGCAGGGCGGCATGCCGTTCTTCACCGTGCTGGTGCAGCAGGGCGGCCAGATCAAGGACAGTTTTGGCGGCGTAGAGCCGGCGCTGAAAGGGGTTTCCTCGGCCGTACTGGGTATGGTCACTCCCTACACGCTCGCGGCGGCGGCAGTGGGGTTGGTGGTGTACGCCTGGTACGACGCAGAAAAGCAGGCCGAGGCCTACACCAAGGCGTTGGTGCTCTCGCGAAATGAGGCCGCTGCGACCACCATGACGCTGGTCACCCTCGCCCAGCACACGAGCGACGCCATGGGCGTCACTGCCGGCGCCGGCGCAGAGGTGGCGCAGGCGGTAGGTGCAAACGGCAGGATCGCCGCGCAGAACATGCAGGCAGTGGCCGCCGCGGCGGTGGCGATGAAGGAGGTCACCGGCCAGGCCATCGACGATACCGTGGCCCTGTATGGAAAGCTGGCCGAGGATCCGGTCAAGAACGCCCAGAAGCTCAACGAGCAGGTCAACTTCATGACCGTTGCGCTCTACGAGCAGATCAAGGCCTTGCAGGAGCAGGGCCGCAACCAGGACGCGGCAACGGTGATCACCCGCGCTGCGGCCGATGAGACGGTGATGGCCTTGGCCAAGGTGCGCGCCAGCCAGAACCCGGTGATTCGCGGCTTCAAGGACATCTTCGCCGAAGCGAGCAAGGCCTGGGCGGTGATGCAGAACAACATGGGTTTTGGGCCGCAGGCCGCCCAGATGCAGAAGATGTTGGCCGAGAACCGTCGTGACGTGGCTCGGCTAAACCTGATTGCCGCGTCTGACAACCCCATGGCCCGAAACCCCATGATCATCTCGGCAATCGAAAAGGACGTGAAAGCGCGCTCGGAGAAAATCAAGGCAATTGCAGCCGACCTGATCAAAGATCGGAAGGACGCAGAGGTCAAGGCCGCCCAAACAGCCTCGACCGACTTCGTGGCCGACATGGACACGATCATCAGTGCGCAGGCTAGCAAAGAAGAGAAGAAGCGTAGGGAGGTTGAGGAGGTCAATGGCCAGGCCGCGGTTGCGCGACGCCGGGCCCAGGCGGCAGGCCTCGTCCAAGAGGTAGAAGCCATCGAGCAGCGTCGCGCCGCTGCGGTCGTGGCGATCGAGGCCAAGTACAAGGAGAAGGAAAAGACCGGTGCGGGCACCGGTGGCGCGGCACGCACGGCCGGCCTGCAGGGCTACAAAGATGATCTCATGGCCGAGCAAGCTCAGATCACCGCCAGTACCCAGCTCCTGCGTGCCCAGTATTCGGCTCGCGAGATTGACGCCTCGGAGTACTACAGTCGGATGCGGGTGCTGATGCAAGAGGGCGCTGATGCCCAGGCAAAGTCACTGATGCAACAAATCGATTTCCTGCGAGAACAGACCGTCGGAGGGAGAGACGCGATCAACGTCAATCGCCAGATCGGCGAGCTCGAAGCACGGTTGACGAAATTGCGCATTGAAAGCGCTGGCGCGCTGCAGCAACTCACGCAAGAAGAGAAGAACGCGACCACCGCGCGCGAGAAGGCGGTGAAAGCCTACGCAGACGCGCTCGATGCGAGCAACGCGGCGCTGCAGCGCCAGATGAAAACCGAAGCCGAGCGCGTCGGCATGGGCGAACGACAGTTTGAAATCCAACAGCGCATCAATGAAGCGATTGCCAAGGAAGCCGACGAGCTTCGGGAACTCGCCCTGCTGCCCAACTCGGGACCGGCGGACCAGATCGCGCTCGACGAAAAGCGTGCTGCGCTGCATGCCAAGACTTTGGACCGGCTCAAGGTAATCAAGGACGGGTATGCCGAGCTGCAGCAGGCCGAGGGGAACTGGCTGGCTGGGGCCAGCGCAGCGTGGGCGAACTACCAGCAGGCTGCAGCCAATTCGGCAGAGCAAATGGGTGGCGTGGTCAGTTCGGTATTCACGGGCCTGGAGGACGTGTGGGTGAAATTCACCGAGACTGGAAAGGTCAGTTTCTCGGAAATGACGCGTTCCGTCCTTGCCGACCTGTCCAGAATTGCGATGCGCAAGGCCATTGTCGGTTTCGCAAACAGCTTTGGCGGTGGGGGCGATTACACGGGCACCGTCAGCTCCCTCTTCTCCGGTTCATGGGGTTTCTCCGCTGGCGGCTACACCGGCGAGGGTGGCGTAAATGAGCCGGCCGGCGTAGTGCACAAGGGCGAGGTGGTCTGGTCGCAAGCCGATATCGCCCGAGCGGGCGGTGTCGGCGTGGTGGAGGCAATGCGCAAGGGCCTGGCCGGATATGCCGCTGGTGGGGCTGTAGGCGCGGCTTCCTCCACCGGTGCCGCCGCAACGGGCGGCATCACCCTCCAGAGCAGCCTGACGATCAACGCAGCAGAGGAGCGCGGCGACCAGCCCAAGGCATCGCCGAAGCAGATTCAAGACAGCTTCAACGGCGTGATCAACGAATGGGCCGTCAAGAACCTGCGACCAGGCGGCGTCCTGTACCGGGCGGGGTATCGACAGTGAAAGAGACCTTTACCTGGCGTGTCTACAGCCAGCCGCCGAGCGTCGACTACGAGGCCACGACCCGCACCGCTGCCTTTGGGGACGGCTATTCGCAGGAGGCGCCTGACGGCCTCAACAACGAGAAGCAGATCTGGCAACTCGAGCTGTGGGGTCACCGCGACGTCGACCAGATAGGTGCTGCGAAAGGCTTCTTGCGACTGCGCCGCCGGCTGGGCGAGTCCTTCCTGTGGGCGCCGCCGGACGAACCGCAGGGTCTCTATCGCTGTACCAAGCTCTCCGCCGTAGACGAGCTGGAGGGCTATCTGCGCCTTTCCTGCACCTTCGAACAAACCTTCCAGCCGTAAGGAGCCGCTATGGCACGCCAACTAATCAACACCGATCCGCCTATCGGCGATCCCGCACCCACGGCGTTCGCCAAGGTCAACGCCATGACCGCCGAGCTGTATCCGCTGGCGATTGGCGCACTGCAAAGGACAGGCGGTGTTCTCTCGGGTGACCTTTCGATCCAGAAGAACGTCATCGTCTCGTCCTATCTGAGCCCCAATGGCCAGGTGGGGTACAGGATGCTGGTCAACATCAGTAATGAGGTGGACGGCGGCTACACGATCCAGCGGCTCGGTGGCGGCGCCTGGTCGGACTGCGTCAAGGTAAACAACGACAAAACCACGGTCTTCTCCGGCGGCGTTCACCGACCGGGTATCCAGAATGCCGAATGCTTCCGCGTGGTTAACATCGGCGCAGGGGAGCAGGGGATTGGCGGGGCTTTTGGCTCGTGGAGCTCGAACCGGACCCCCGCCCTGCAGGTGGATGCACAATCGCGTACGGACGCATACATGGCCCTGCGTGCGACAAACTGGGGCGTGGCCCACCTGTTCGCCTTGGACATCTACCAAGGGACCACGGCAGAGGTCGCAACTGCCAACTTCCATTTTCCGGGCAAGGAGAACGCCCATAGGTTCTTCGCGAATGGGAACGCGGCATTCGCCGGCACCTTGACCCAGAACTCGGATTACCGCATCAAGGACGACGTCGTCACCATTGATCCTGGCGACGCCGCGAGGGCGCTACGCAGCGTCCGCCCCGTGGAATACACGGACATCCAGAACGGGCTTCCGGGGCCACGGCGCGCAGGCTTCATCGCACACGAATTCCAGGAAGCGCTCCCGCTGCTGGTGGACGGCGAGAAGGATGCGATGCAGACAGTGGAAGTCGCCGAAGGCGACACAACTCCGTATCTTCCGGGTAGCGAGCCCGAGGGGTATGTCCCGCCGTCGATGAAGATGCGTTCGGTGCCGAAGCTGCAGGGTGTTAACTACGCCGGGTCGACGGTGTATCTGACGGCTGGGTGGCACGAACACGACACTCGAATTGAGCAGCTGGAAACGGCGCTGGGTTCGGCGCAGGCGGCATTGAGTTCCGCCCTTGCCCGGATAGCCGCCTTGGAGGCTGTGGCATGATTACCGCTGACGCTCAGCAACTGGAGCCGGGTGGTCGCGTCACCGTGTACGAACTCGACGCCAGCAGTTTCGGCGCAGACCAGCTGTTCTTCCATCAGCACCTGCAGAGCGGTGTGATCTGGTGGCAGGGGCAGGAGTACGGCGCTTGGCCGATCGAAGCCGACGGCTTCGCGCGCACCGGTGACCAGCCCCCGAGCCCCCGGCTGCGGGTCAGCAACATAGACGGTCGCATCGGCGCGCTGTGCCTGATGTTCGACGACCTGGTCGGGGCGATGCTCATCCGCAGGCAGACGCTGGTGAAATACCTGGATGCGGCCAACTTTGAAGGCGGCAACCCTACGGCCGACCCCAGCGAGCACTTCCCCGAAGAGCGCTGGTTCATTGAGCGCAAGGTCTCGGAGGACTTCGAAACGGTTGAGTTCGAGTTGACCACGGCAATCGACCTCAACGGGGAGCAGCTGCCGGGCGGCCAGTTGCTGCCCATCTGCGGCTGGCTGATCCGTGGTGGATACCGGGGGCCCTACTGCACCTACAACGGGCCGCCCGTGGCCGATATCAACGACCAGCTGACCGATGACCCCTCCCGGGATCAGTGCAGCGGCCTGGTCCGTGGCTGCAAACTGAGGTTCGGTGAGCATTCCGAGCTGCCCCACGGGGGCACGCCGGCAGCGGGCTTGCTCCGCACCTGACGCACGAACCTCTCTCACTTTCTCGCTGCGCCTGCAGCACCACCCAGGCCCGCTACGTGCGGGCCTTCTTTATGGGCGAGACATGGAACACACCACCCTTCAGGCGATCTTGGCGCATGCCGTAGCGGAATACCCGCGCGAGTGCTGCGGGTTGATTGTGGCTACGGCCGGCGGTGAGGCCTACGTTGCCTGCCGTAATGTGGCGGCAACGCCCGGGGAGCACTTCCGGCTGCCAGGTGAGGACTACGCCTACGCCGAGGACCAGGGTGCGCTGCTGGCGGTGGTGCACAGCCACCCCGACGCTCCGGCCACCCCTTCCGACGCCGATCGGGTGGAGTGCGAGAAGCACGGTCTGCCCTGGCATATCGTCAGCGTCGGCCAGGTGGTCGGCGAAGAACCATCGTGCGGCGACATCCAGACCATCCATCCGTGCGGGTATGAGGCGCCACTGGTGGGCCGGCAGTTCGCCCACGGCATCCTGGACTGCTACACGCTGGTGGCGGACTTCTACCTGCGGGAGCTGGGCATCGCGCTCGGGCACTACGAGCGTGAAGAGCGGTGGTGGGAACGCGGGCAGGACCTGTACAGCCTGGAGCGCCTGCGAGCCGAGGGGTTCGAGCTGATCACCGACCAGCCGGGCCGCGGCGACATGATCATCATGCAGGTGCGCTCTGAGGTTCCCAACCATGCGGGTGTGTATCTGGGCGATGGCCAGATGCTGCATCACATGCAGAGCCGACTGTCCGAGACCGTGCCCTACGGTGGCACGTGGTCGGCTCTTACCCGATACATCGTTCGCCATCGCGAGGTGCGCAATGGCTGAGCGCCTCCGCACCGTGATCCTGTCCGGTCCGTTGGGCCGTGAATTCGGCCGCGAATTCCGCCTTGCGGTGAACAGCCCCGCCGACGCCATCCGAGCCCTATGCGCGGTGGTGCCTGGCTTCCAGCGCTTCCTGCAGGGCGCAAAGGAGAAGGGGATCGAGTTTGCCGTCTTCATTGGGCGGCAGAACCTCTCGCGATCGCAGCTGCAAGATCCCCCGGGCGCTGATGCGATTCGCATCGCTCCGGTGCTGGTCGGCGCCAAACGGGGCGGGGTGCTCCAGACCATTCTGGGCATCGTGCTGATCGTCGTGGGGGTCTATCTGAACATTGGCGCCGCAGGCAGCGGCACGCCTTTCATCCAGCTGGGCGTGAGCATGGTGTTGGGCGGCGTGGTGCAGATGCTCGCGCCCCAGCCAAAGGGGTTGGGCTCGCAGGACAGCGTCGAGAACCGACCGAGCTACAGCATGAACGGGACCGTGAACACGCAGGCGCAAGGCAACCCCAAGCCCGTCGCGTATGGCGGGCATGACCAGAAGGGGATGCTGGTGGGCTCTGCGGTGATCAGCGGCGGCATCCTGGCGGAGGACCAGCTGTGACGCTGCCGGTGGTGTACCAGCATCCCGGAACTGCGCTGGCGGTCGTGAAAGCGTCTCGTAGCCTGGTGGGCGCCGGTGGCGGCGGTGGCGACGCACCGCGGACGCCAGTTGAGAGCCCCGACAGCCTCCACTCGACCGCCCGTGCGCGGATTTTGGACCTGATCAGCGAAGGCGAGATCCGCGGCCTGGTCGCCGGCAACCAGTCCATCTACTTGGACCAGGTGCCGATCCAGAATGCCGATGGCACGGTCAATTTCCCCGGCGTTCGGGTGGAAACCCGCTCGGGTACGCAGGACCAGCCGCACATTCCCGGCTTCCCGGCCGTCGAGAATGAGATTGCCGTCAACGTCGAGTTGCGCAGCGAGAGCCCCGTGGTGCGCAGTGCGACGGGCCGCGACCTGTCGGCGGTGCGCCTTCGATTCGGTGTGCCAGGCCTGCAGCAGATCAACAGTGAGAATGGGGACACCACCGGATACACCGTGGGGTATGCGGTAGATCTGTCGACCGATGGGTCGGCCTACAGCACGGTCCTCACCAATGCCTTCAGCGGCAAAACCACCACCGAGTACCAGCGCAGTCACCGTATCGACCTGCCGGCTGGCTCGGAGTGGCAGTTCCGTGTTCGCCGGCTGACACCCAACTCCGGTAGCGGGCTGATCACCGACAAGGTGAACGTGCTCTCGATGACCCAGGTCATCGACGCCAAGTTGCGCTATCCCAACAGCGCGCTCGCCGCGCTGGAGGTCGACGCAAGCCAGTTCCAAAACATCCCCGGCAGGTCCTACCGGATCTGGGGCCTGATCGTGCGCGTGCCGGCCAACTACGACCCGATCACGCGCGTGTACGCCACCTCGGGCCCAGGGACAACGAACGGCGTCTGGGACGGAACGTTCAAGCCCGCTTGGACGAACAACCCGGCGTGGGCGTTCTTCGACATGGTCACCAACGACCGCTTCGGCCTGGGCCACCGGATCCCGCTTGACTGGGTGAACAAGTGGCGCCTGTACCAGATCGCGCAGTACTGCGACCAGCTCGTAAGTGATGGGATGGGCGGGATGGAGCCGCGCTTCACCTGCAGCCTGTATCTGCAGGCGCGTGCCGACGCTTACCGTGTGCTGCAGGACATGGCGTCGATGTTCCGGGGCATCAGCTACTACGCCGCCGGTCAAGTCATGGCCTCTGCGGACATGCCGGCCGATCCGGTTATGACCTTCAGCCAAGCCAATGTGGTCGAGGGGCGCTTCACCTACGAGGGCACGGGGCGCAAGGCCCGGCACACGGTTGCTCTGGTTTCGTGGACCGATCCTGACGACTTCGGTCGGCAGAAGGTCGAGCCGGTGCAGTACCTGCCGGGCGTGCAGCGGTATGGCATCCACCAGACCGAGGTCACCGCGGTAGGCTGCCACTCGCGCGCGCAGGCCCAGCGTGTGGGTAACCACATCCTCTACACGGAGAACCTGGAGACCGAGACCGTCAGCTTCGTGGTGGGGTTGGATTCGCTGGGCTGCATGCCTGGCGACATCATCCAGATCGCCGATCCGAAGCGGGCAGGGCGGCGCAACGCCGGGCGTATCAAGAGCGCCGGTGCCGATAGCCTGGTGCTGGACAAGGTCCCAGAGGTGATCGGGCCAGGCGATACCCTGCGGGTCACGCTTCCCAGTGGGCGCACCGAGGCGCGCACTGTGGAATCGGTGGACGGCACTACGGTGACCGTGACGGTGCCCTGGTCAGCACTGCCCGTATCCCAGTCCATCTGGGCCCTGGAAACCACCGAGCTGGCGCTACAGCAGTTCCGCGTGCTTGGCATTGCGGAGAACCCGATCAATGGCGAGGAGGGCTTGACCTACCGGGTCACCGCTCTGAAGCATGTCCCCGGCAAGTTCGCCGCGATCGACGACGGCGCCCGCCTTGAGCTGCCACCGATCAGCATCGTTCCGCCCAGCGTGCAACCGCCGCCGACCAACGTGGCCCTGTCCGCGCGCGTGGTCATCGATCAAGGCATTGCCACCCCGGTGCTGACCATTGCTTGGGACGCGGCGGACAAGGCCATTGCCTACGACGTGGACTGGCGCCGCGACGACCTGAACTGGGTGCGCGCCGGCAGGGTAGCTACCAGCAGCATCGAGGTGCGCGGTGCTTACGCAGGCCAGTACCTGGCGCGGGTGCGGGCAATCAACGCGCTCAACGCGGTGTCGCTGCCGGCGATGAGCGCGCTCACCACGATCCAGGGCAAGACGGACCCGCCGCCGGCGCTGAGCTCGCTCACCACCGCCAGCCAGGTGTTCGCGATCGCGCTGGCGTGGTCTTTCCCGCCGGGCGCCACCGACACCTTGCGCACCGAGATCCACTACGGGCCCAGTCCGAATCTGGACGCGCCCACGACCATCAAGCTCGGGGACTTCGCCTACCCGCAGAGCCGCCACCAGATCAACGGCCTGGCCGCCGGCATGCGCTTTTTCTTCTGGGGCCGGCTGGTGGACCGCAGCGGCAACATCGGCCCGTGGTATCCCGCCGGCGAAGGTGTAATGGGCGAGGCGAGCACCGACCAGACCGACTACGACGAGTACTTCTCCGGCAAGATCACTGAGAGCGCGCTGGGGCAGGATCTGCTTCAGAAGATCGAGGCGATCGACAGTCTCCAGCCGCTGCTGCCGATGGTTTGGAGCGCTGATGCTACTTACGCACCGGGTCAGACTGCCGTGCACGATGGGCGCACGTACAGCTGGATAGGCGCGGCGCCCGGGAACCAGCAGCCGCCTGGCCCGAACTGGCAGGACGTCGGTGCCGGGATCGCCGCACTCGATGCCCTGGTGAGCCAGGTCGACTCCAATACCCAGTCGATCGACGAGTTGGAGGGGCGGGTGACAGCCCAAGGCCAGGCCATCTCGGGGATCAGCGCGCAGATCTCCCCCAAGGGCGCTGGCGATGCGAGCTGGGGCGCGGGCAGTACAACGGTCTACGCCGGCACCGCGACCGTCCAGAGCGTTCTGGCCAACGCTGACTTGGCTCAAGCAATCCGCACCGACCAGGTGGAGGTTGGTTTGGGCCAGGCGAACGCGGCGGTGCAGTCGGAGGCTACTGCCCGCGCTACGGCGGTCAGCGCCCTGGGCAGTAGGCTCGACACCACCAACGCAACCTTGGCTGGCACAACTGCCAGCGTCCAGCAGGTGAGCCAGTCGGTGGTTGCCCTGGACGGCAAGGTAGGCGCGACCTACACCATCAGGGCGCAGGTCGCCGCCGGCGGGAAGATCTATGGATCTGGCATGGGCTTGGGCGTCGAGCAGCAGCCCGATGGCAGCTATCAGTCGCAGGTGCTGTTCCAGGCTGATCGATTCGCCGTGATCAACGTCGTGAACGGTGTGGTCACCTCGCCGTTTGTAATCCAGAACGGCCAAACCTTCATCAGCCAGGCTCTGATCGGGACCGGCTGGATCCAGAACGCCATGATTGGGGACGTGATCCAGTCCAACGCGGTCGGCGCCGGTGGCCAGCCACGCTGGAAGCTGGACAAGAACGGAAGCCTCACCATGGTTGGGCCTGCAGACAGCGGCTATTCCCTGTCCATCAACGATCGAAACATCTTCGTCAGAAACGCGCAAGGCCAGCCTATCGTCGCGCTCGGGAGCGGGATCTGATGGCCGATGGACTCAAGGTGTGGAACGTTCCCTACGACGGAACGCTCAAGATGGATATCACCACCAGGCTGACACGGCGCACGGGGATGGTCCAGACCGAGAATCAGGACGGGTACATCGACATCCCGAACCAGGGCAACCAGATCTTCTTCTTCATCGCATCGAACGACCCAGCGCAGCCCACGCGCGGAATACCGGTGATCGGCGTGAACGCGACGCAGGGACCGGGCTATGGGCGGTTGACCTGGACGTTCATGGAAAACGTGCGCACCCCGTGCACGCTCTATTACGGACTTTGGTAATGGCTGACGGATTCAAGGTCTGGACCAACAACGGCAGCATCCTCACGATAGATGAGAACTACGAGAACCTTTCCCTCTACACGTATGGGACAGCGCAGACCTCGGCTGCCACTGCTGGGTCTGCCTATGGGCTATACACGCTGACAGTCTCTCTGCCATCTGCGGACATGCCGCAGTTGGCGCTTCGAACGCATGATCCGTCCCAGTACATCGGGATCGTCGGGACTTCGAAGAGCGGGGGAACGTACACCTTTCTGATCCGGAGCCAGGGCGGCCCTGTAGCCTTCGACTGGTATGTCTTCACCATCCCCACGGATATCGTGCCCAGTACCTACGGGCTGAAAATCTGGCGTCCGTCGGATCGACGGTTAGTGTTCGATACGGGGATGAAATGGATGCGCGTAGCCGGCCAGCTGCTCGGCGCCGATGCCTCGGTAGGGCTGGCTGACGCTTCGCGCCGGTACGCGATCACATTCGCTGCCGCAGCCATGAACCAGACCCGGCAGTGGCAGAACTGGCCAGAATTCAACCCGGCGGTGGTGGATCAGACAACCAACATCATCGGAGCTCGCGTTCTGAACGGAGTGCTGTCCAGCCACAGCATGCGCGTCGATGTGACGCAATCCTCGCCAGGAACGCCGGCCGACATCGGGTACATCTCGACTGGCGTCGCGGCGTTCTTGGCACTGGACGTTACCGGGTACTGACCGGCTTATCCTTCGTGCGCCCTTCTTGGTAGCGGACCACGCCGCTATAGGCGATGTACCCGCGGGGGCGCTTGAAGTCCGTGTCCGTGAAGCCCCGCTTGCTATCCGGGTCGCTGGTCGCGGTGCGGAAAGTGACCCCCGTCGATGCGAACCCGTCGACGGTGTTGGTGAGATCGATGCGGCAGCTTTGCCAAGTTCCGCTCGTCCCGATGCGGATGCTGTAGCGGTCGCCGGCCTGGCCGATTACCCCGCAGTGCATCACGCGGTTCTGCTCGGTCGTGGCAACCGCGCGCGGGCTGATGCGGGCCACGAATTGATCCATGGCTTCGCCAGGTGAGGAGGTCTCTTCGTAAACGACGGCGGCAGGGCCAGCAGCCGCGGCACCTACGGTGGCAAGGGTGAGAAGGGTAGTAAACAGCACTGCGCGCATAGCGCTCTCCATGTGTGGTGATTGGAACACCATCAGACTACCGCCCAGAATCGGCGATCGCCTGCGAGAGAAGCATTCGCGTTTGGTCGACTCGAATGTCTGCGAACCTGACCGCGTCGGGCTTGGCTACGCG